GGACTAATCATAAGTTGGAAATTGGCAGAAAGGGACATAAAAAATGCTAAAAAGAAAACCAAAAACAGAGAATGAGAAAACGGAAGAATATTTCCACAGAGAAGTATTTCCGATGATTAACGCATTCGCCAAGGAGTGCAGAGGACACGCAAAACAGAAAATAACAGTGAAAGGAATATTTTCAAATGAACAAATATGTAGTAATGACGGGCAGAGATGATGTAGTGGTTTTAAACGCCGATGACAGCAAGTCGGTTAAGGCATACATAGCAAAAGGATATGGGATAACAAATCGTATCAAGTCAAAGCACCCGCTTGAAATGAGTGTCGCAAAGATTATCAGCGGAGATAATTAAACGGCTATGACGAAATACGAATTTGACGATTTGGCGTGCATAGACGATGACTTTGCTTGTCGTGATGACGACTTCGCCTGTATTGATGATGATTGGGCGTGCATAGATGATGATGACGCAGTATGCGACGATGAACGCGACGGACTTACGGAAGAAGAAGCCGACGCATACGAAAAGGAAAAAGCGTGGTATGACCTATTCAAAGAGGTATTGCAGTATCCGTACAGTTACGGATTATCTTGGGGAATAGTTTTAGCATACAGACAACCTATAAAATATCAGAATTAGGAGGTGAGAAGAGTGGCAGATGAGAAGAAAATACTGAAAATGTATAACGATTTAACACTGAATGAAAAGCATTTGGTAGGTGTTTTCGTAAATGCGATGATACTTAGTCGCAATAAAAATGACCGTCAGAGCGGCAACTCAATAACGGTCAAATAACAAAAGTACATAGATTATTAATCTATACAAACATTATATCACAGAAAGGAATAAAAATCAATGCAAATTGTAATTAGGCTTGAACAGAAAGATTTTGAGGGTAACAAGGAAGTATTCGACCGAATGTACGGATTATGTTCGGTACTTAACAAAAAGACAGATAATACGGAGATGACAAAGGCGGACGTTGAGAAAGCGGCGAACGTTGTAAGAGAGGAACAGACGCCGGACGATACGCCGACAGAGGATAACACCGCCGAAGTACCGGCAGACAATACTCCGACAGAGGATAAAAACGCAGAAGTAACAACAACCGAATACGCAATAGAAGAAGTACGCAAGGCATTCGGTGAGTATGCGAAGTCGCAGGGCAGAGATAAGGCTAAGGGACTGCTTCAAGAAATGGGTTACGGCAAAGTAACGGAAATACCGCCTGAGCGATACGCAGAGGCGATGACAAGAATAGGAGATGTGAAGTAATGCCGGAAGAACACGCAAAACTTTCAGCGTCGGGGTCAAAGAAGTGGATAAACTGCCCTGCGTCAATCGCAATGGAAAGTAAATTCCCCGACGAAAGCAGTGAATATGCAAAAGAGGGAACTACCGCACATTCATTGGGTGAGGCAAAGCTGAAATTAGCTTTAAACCACATAACACGCGTGCAGTATCATAAGATGATACGTTCGCTTGACATAACAGAAGATATGGAAGAATACACGGACAGTTATCGTGATTTTGTATTGGAGCGATACAATGCGATTAAAAGTCAATGCAAGGACGCACAAATACATCTTGAACGCCGTTTAGATTTTTCGGAATGGGTACCCGACGGATTCGGTACAGGCGACACCGTTATTATCGGCGGTGGAATAATCGAGATAATAGACCTTAAATACGGACAGGGCGTAAAGGTATCGGCAGACAAGAACAGTCAGCTTAGGATATATGGCTTAGGAGCATTGAGCGAATACGACTACCTATACGACATACATAAGGTCAATTTAACGATATTCCAACCACGACTTGATAACATTGATACGGAAACGCTTACACGCGGTGAACTCATTAAGTGGGGCGAAGATTTAAAGCCTAAAGCCGTACTTGCGAACAGCGGTGACGGTGACTGTATAGCGGGACGTCATTGCGATGACGGATTTTGCAAAGCAAGAGCCGTATGCCGTGCGTATGCGGAGGAGAAAAACAGACTTGCGGCAATGGTTTTCAAACCGCCTTTGGAGCTTACCGAAGATGAAATTGCGGAGGTAATAGACCAAGCGGAAAACCTTGCGAAGTGGTCGAAACTCGTAAAGGACTATGCTTTGGAACAGGCACTTAATAACGGCGTTAAGTATCCGGGATTTAAAGTGGTTGAGGGAAGAAGTAACCGCAAATATGCGGAGGACGACAGCAAAATCGCCGATGTATTAATTAAAGCCGGTTATGACGAAAAGAACATATATAAGAAAGAAATACTCAACATCACCCAAATGGGAGCACTTTTAGGCAGAGCAAGATTTAACGAACTGCTCGGAGAATATGTAATAAAACCGCAGGGAAAGCCGACGCTTGTACGTTCGGAGGACAAACGTCCCGAATGGAATTCGGCAGAGAAAGCGGCAGAAGATTTTAAAGATATAAAGTAAAGGAGAAATAACAATGGAAAAAAGAAAGACACAGGTAATCACAGGAGAAGTAAGATTCAGTTATGCACACGTTTGGGAGCCGTCATCAATCAACGGCGGTGACGAAAAGTATTCGGTAAGTATCATCATTCCGAAAAGCGACACAAAGACAATCAAGGCTATAAACAACGCAATCGAGGCGGCAAAGCAAGAGGGCATTGCGAAGTTCGGCGGTAAAATTCCCGCAAATTTAAAGTTGCCGTTGCGTGACGGTGATACTGACAGAGAGGACGACGAAAACTATGCAAACAGCTATTTTGTCAACGCAAACTGCAAAACCGCACCGGGTATTGTGGACAAGTCACGTCAGCCGATAATCGACAAGACGGAATTTTACAGCGGTTGTTACGGTCATGCGTCAATTTCGTTTTACGCCTTTAACTCCAACGGCAATAAAGGTATTGCGTGCGGTCTTAATAATTTGATGAAAACAAGGGACGGAGAGCCTTTAGGCGGACGAAACACTGCGGAGGACGACTTTGCGGGACTGTATGACGATGACGACGATTTTCTTAATTAAAAGGTGACAAAATGAAATCACTCAGTATCGACATTGAAACATACGGAAGTGTTGATTTAATTAAATCGGGGGTATATGCTTATGCGAATGCCTCCGATTTTAAAATCCTGTTATTTGCGTATGCGTTTGATGATGAAGAAGTAAAAATAATTGACCTTGCACAAGGTGAGGCATTGCCGAAAGAAGTAATGAACGCACTGACGGACGAGGATATATTGAAAACGGCGTATAATGCGAACTTTGAAAGAACGTGTATCGGTAAGTATTTTAATATTGATTTGCCTGTAAATCAATGGCGTTGCAGTGCGGTACAAGCGTCAGAACTCGGACTTCCGCTTTCGCTTTCGGCTGTGGCGGTTGCGCTCGGTTTGGAGGAGCAAAAGGACAAACGCGGAAAAGCATTGATTGACTATTTCTCAAAACCGTGTAAGCCGACAAAGACGAACGGCGGACGTACAAGGAATTTACCAACGCACGCACCCGACAAGTGGGAGGTATTCAAAGAATACTGCATACAGGACGTTGAAGTGGAACGCGCGATAAAAAAGAAACTCGCCCAATTTCCGATATGCGACAGTGAACAAAAACTGTGGACGTATGACCAACGAATTAACGACAGAGGTGTAAGAGTTGACCGAAACTTTGTTGAAAATGCGATCAAATTCAATACGGAATACAGCGACAGGTGCTATGATGAGGCACAGAAAATAACGGGACTTGAAAATCCGAAATCGGTTGTGCAACTAAAGGCGTGGCTTGAAGAAGAAACAGGGCAGAAAATCGACAGCTTAAACAAGGAAAAATTAAAGGAGCTTATAGCTGATGAAAGCATATCGCTAAAGGCGAAAAGAGTGATATATCTGCGTTCAATGATGGCGAAAACGTCTGTAACAAAGTACGAGGCAATGGAGCGGAGCGTCTGCGATGACGGACGAATAAGAGGACTCTTGCAGTTTTACGGCGCAAACCGTACAGGACGTTGGGCAGGAAGAATTGTACAGGTGCAAAACCTACCGCAAAACCATTTGAAAGATATTGATTACGCAAGAGAATGTGTGGAAAACGGCGATTTTGAACTGTTTGAAATGCTTTACGAAAACGTTCCGCAAACGCTGTCGGAGCTTATACGAACAGCACTTGTACCGAGTGAGGACAGGCGATTTATAGTAGCGGACTTTTCGGCGATTGAGGCAAGAGTTATTGCATATCTTGCAGGCGAGCAGTGGCGACTTGAAGTATTTAAAACTCACGGAAAAATATACGAGGCATCGGCAAGTCAGATGTTCCATGTTCCGATTGAAAGTATTCACAAAGGCGATCCGCTACGTCAAAAAGGCAAGATTGCCGAACTTGCACTCGGTTACGGCGGAAGTGTCGGAGCTATGGTGAGTATGGGTGCTTTGAAAATGGGTATTGACGAAGAAGAACTTCAAGGTATCGTGGATAAGTGGCGGAGTTCAAATCCTGCCATAACGGCATTTTGGCGAACGGTCGAGAATGCGGCGATTAAGGCGGTTGAGGGTTATCCGGGCAAGATTAGACACGATATTTCTTTTTACAAACAGTCGAATATTCTTTTTATCGGTCTGCCGTCGGGAAGAAAAATCGCTTACGTTAAACCGAAAATCGAAGTAAACAGATTTGGAAAAAAAGCCGTTACATATATGGGTATGAATCAGACAACAAAAACTTGGAGCAGACTTGAAACATGGGGCGGTAAGCTTGTTGAAAACATAGTACAGGCGTTTGCGAGGGATTGCTTGGCTGAAAGCATAATTCGGCTTGAGGACAGAGGTTTTAAGATTAATTTCCACGTTCACGATGAGGTTATAGTTGACGTTCCGAAAGGCGTGTCGAGTGCAGAGGAGTTGGCGGCGATAATGTGTGAGCCGATTGAATGGGCGAAAGGACTTCCGCTTAATGCGGACGGATACGAATGTAATTTTTATATGAAAGATTAGGGGGTGTTATAAATTGGATTTAGTAATTGCTACGGGACAAAGCAGAAAATCAAAACTATGGAAAAATACAAAAATGTCGTGGGGAGATTTTGTCGAAAGGCTGAAAACGACAACAAGGACGAGCGAAACGCAAGGTGAATTTGCAAATATGCCGAAGTCACAACAGGATGATATAAAGGACGTCGGCGGTTTTGTGGGCGGTAAGGTGAAAAACGGCAAGCGACAGTCGGGAAGTATCGAAAACAGAATTTTGCTTACGCTTGACGCAGACTTTGCCGACAGTGATTTTTGCGATAATATTTCAATGTTTTACGACTTTACATATTGCATTTATTCAACGCATAAACACAGTGCCGAAAAACCGAGATTTCGTTTGGTGATACTTCTGTCAAGACCTTGTACGCCTGATGAATACGAAGCGGTTGCAAGAATGGTGGCGTATGATATTGGTATAGATATGTTTGACGACACAACGTATCAGCCGCACCGTTTAATGTATTGGCCGAGTACGAGCATTGACGGCGAGTATGTGTTTGAACACGAGGAAAATAAACCGCTTGACGTTGACAGGGTGCTTGCAAAATATGAAGATTGGCACGACGTATCGAGTTGGTACGTTTCGTCAAGAACAACAAAGGCGTTGGACAGACAGGTAAGAAAACAAGAGGATCCAACGCTTAAAAAAGGTGTTATCGGTGCGTTTTGCAGAACGTACGATATACATTCGTGCATAGAAAAATATCTTCCCGACGTGTATGAAAAATGTGCCGTAGGCGACAGATACACATACAGGGACGGCTCGAGTTCAAGCGGACTTGTAGTGTATGAGAACGGCAAATTTGCGTATTCAAATCACGCAACAGACCCTGCAAGCGGTAAGTTGTGCAACAGTTTTGACCTTGTTCGTATTCATAAATTCAGCGATACGGACGCAGACGCAAAGGACGGTACACCTGTATCGAAACTGCCGTCATATTCGGCAATGTGCAAGCTTATAGACGGTGACAGTGATGTTTCAATGCTTATGTTTAAGGAACGTCAAAAGAAAGCGGCGGAAGATTTCGGCGGTATCGAAAGCGAAGAAACGGACGATATGCAGTGGGCGTTAAAGTTGGAGAAAAACGAAAATACAGGCGCTTACGAAAAGACGCTTAACAATATTATTCTTATAATTGAGAACGATTCGCATTTAAAAGGCAAAATCAAAATGAACGATTTTACAGGCTATGCAGAGATTGACGGCATTATGCCTTGGGACAAGGACGCACCGGAAAAACGCGTTTGGCAGGATTCCGATACGGACGGATTGCAGTGGTATCTTGAATATGTGTACGGCATTAAAATGGGTAACGATAAGGTTTTTCGTGCGTTGTCAGTGTTTTACAGACGCGTTGCGTATGATCCGATTGTTGAGTATTTGGACGGTCTTGCGTGGGATAATACGGAACGACTTGACACATTGTTTGTCGATTATCTCGGTGCGGCGGATAACGAATATACAAGAGAAGTGACGCGTAAAATGTTCGTCGGAGCGGTCGCAAGAGCGTATGAGCCGGGAAGTAAATTCGATAATATGCTTATTCTGTCGGGCAGGCAGGGCATAGGCAAGAGTACGATACTTCGCAAAGTCGGCTTTGACAGGTGGTTTACGGACGGCATAAAGACGTTCGAGGGTAAGGAATTGTGCGAGGTTATACAGGGTAAATGGATTGTAGAGATAAGCGAACTTGAGGCACTTAATAAGTCGGAAGTCGGCAGTGTTAAACAGATACTGTCGCAGACGTCGGACAGATACCGCGCGGCATACGGCAGAATTGTACAGGAACACCCGCGAAGATGTGTATTTTTCGGTACGAGCAATAACAGCGATTATCTTCGTGACCGTACCGGTAACAGAAGATTTTGGCCCGTTGATACGGAGATTGTGCCGATAAAAAAGAGCGTGTTTACCGATTTGACCGATGAGGAAATAAATCAAATTTGGGCGGAGGCAAAAGTGCGTTATACGCAGAATGAACCGCTTTATTTGTCAAAGGAAACGGAACAGCTTGCGAAACAAGTGCAGTCAGATCATAGGGAAGTGTCGGTTAAAGAGGGACTGATCCGTGATTTCCTTGATAAACGTGTTCCGTCGGATTGGAATAGTTGGGACTTATCAAAGCGTCGTGATTATTGGTCGGAGATTGTGAGTGTGCCAGAAGAAAAACTTGTCGAACGTGACAGAGTGTGTGCACTTGAAATATGGTGCGAACTCTTTAACGGCGATTTTAGGCAAATTCAACGTAGGGATTCGATAGAAATTAACAGTATCATTTCATCATTTGACGATTGGGAAAAATACGACAAGGTTATTAAATTTAACAAGGATTACGGAGTGCAAAGAGGCTTTAAAATGGCGAGGAAATAACGTATAACATAAGGGTATAACTTTCTAACGGTTATGTAACATTAAATGTAACGTTGGTAAACTTATGTAACAGTTGAAAGTTATACCTAAAATGCAGTAAAGATAAAGGTTAAAGCGATATATAACAAAGGTAACTTTAATTCTATATATTATATACATATATATACTACAAATAGATATATACACACATAACGCGTATATACGCGTATAAGTATATGAAAACTGTTTTAGAGTTACCGCAGAAAGAACAGGTGAAAAATGATAGAAAAGGACATTGAAAAATATTTAGTAAGGCAAGTTAAGCAAATGGGAGGTTTGGCATTAAAATTTGTGTCGCCGAGTATGGCAGGTGTGCCGGATAGGATTGTTATGATTCCGAAAGGTGCGTTGTATTTCGTGGAACTGAAAAGACCGAGCGGTAAACCGAGAAGATTGCAGACTTCCGTACACAGACTTTTTGAAAAACTCGGTTTTCACGTTTATGTGATTGATACAAAGGATAAAGTTGACAAATTGTTAAGGGGTGAGAATTTTGAATTTTAGACCGCATAGGTACCAGCAGATTGCGTTGGACAAAATTATTTCTACACCGCGTGTCGGATTGTTCCTTGATATGGGACTTGGTAAAACGGTTGTAACGCTTACGGCGATTGACGAATTGATTTATAACTGTTACGAAATCGAAAAAGTGCTTGTCATAGCACCGCTTAGAGTGGCGGAAGATACTTGGAGTAGAGAGTGTGAAAAGTGGGACCACTTAAGGCATTTGAGAATATCGAAAATTCTCGGCACTCCGAGTCAAAGACGTAACGCACTTTTAAAGGACGCAGATATTTATATTATAAATCGTGAAAATGTTGCGTGGCTCACAAACGAATTGTCGAGCATAGGCAATGCGTGGGACTTTGATATGGTGGTTATTGATGAGCTGTCGAGCTTTAAGAGTTCAAAGTCGCAGAGATTTAAGGCACTGAAAAAATACATAACACTGTCTAAAAGAGTAGTCGGACTTACAGGCACACCTGCACCGAACGGACTTATTGATTTATGGAGTCAGATATATTTGCTTGACAGCGGCGAAAGACTCGGCAGAACGGTAAGCGGTTACAGGGAGAGATATTTTCTTCCCGATAAACGTAATCAGACCACGATTTTCAGTTACAAGCCGAAAGAGGAGTCCGAAAAGGCGATATATGATAAAATTTCGGATATATGCGTCAGTATGTCGGCAGAGGATTGGCTTGAAATGCCTGAAAGGATTGATACCGTTCAGCATATAAAGCTGTCAGATAAGGAGCTGAAACTGTACGAAGAATTTGAAAAGGAACAGTATTTGGAGTTCATAAACGGACAAGTTACCGCCGCAACCGCCGCCGCACTTACGAATAAACTTTTGCAGTTTTCAAACGGTGCAATGTATTTGGACGACGGAAGTTATAAGGTGACGAGCGATAAAAAACTTGAGGCGTTGGCGGAAATAGTCGATACCTCACAAGGTCAGCCGATTTTGTGCTTTTACAGCTATCGCCACGACTGCGAGAGAATACTTAGAAAGTTCAAGGGTGCAAAAAAGCTTGAAAGTGCTGATGATATAAGGGATTGGAATGACGGAAAAATACCGCTTTTACTGGCTCACCCCGCAGGTGCGGGACATGGACTCAATCTTCAAACAGGCGGTAATATAATAGTTTGGTTCGGTCTGACGTGGAGCTTGGAACTGTATCAGCAGGCAAATGCAAGATTGTATAGACAGGGACAGAAAAATTCTGTGATAATCCATCACCTTGTGACCGACGGAACAGTCGATAAACGTGTGCTTGACAGTTTGCAGGGTAAACGCGAGGTACAAGACGAATTGCTTGAAAGTTTGAAAGAAAAATACGGTGTATAAGGGGGAATTGATTTGACGATTAAAGAATGTAAAGAATGGCTTTCGAGAGCGAGAAAGACGGACGAGGAGATTAACGCACTGATTTTGGAGCAGGAGCGTGCTTTGACAAACGCAACAAGCACTGTGGCTCAGTCGGGCAGTGAAAAGGTGCAGACGTCAAACGTGAATACTTCGGAGAATAAGTTCATAAGCTATGCCGCTTATTCCGAATTGATAGATAAACGCATTGACAGACTGTACGAGATTAAAAAAGAGATTTTGGAAAACGTGAATAAACTCGACGACGCAACACTTCGGACACTGTTAATTTTACGCTATTTGAATTTTCAAACATGGGAAATGATTGCTTGTAAAATGAATTACGGGTACAGACATATTTTGCGTTTGCACGGTAACGCACTGATTGAAATTAAGAATGTCATTGAATGTCACATTGAACCTGTGATATAGTATATCATGAAATAAGTAACATAAGCGGTGTATCATCGTGAGATGATGGGTGAATATCTCGTGTAATTGGTGGGAATGGAGATATAAAAAAAATTATCAAAAAAAATGTTTGAAGTTGTAATATTATGGGTATATATCATACGAGGTGATGATATATGTCCCAAAAAGAAAAAAATTCGATAAAAGATATAACCGAAGATGATGAAGAAACTAATCTTTTTAGAGCCGAAATGATGAATTTTTATAAGAACAAGACCGAAGAAGAACTTTTAAATGAAAAGTATAGGTTAGAAATAAAAATGTATGAAAATGAAAATAATGATCCGATGTATTACACTAATACAATATCAACTTTTTCGAGTTTATTAATATCCGTGACAGCTGCAATATTTACTTTTAACTCTTTAAGTGTAGCATTGTCAAAGGATATAAGCGAAGATATGAGATTTAATTCATATTTACTTGTTTGTATAATTATAATAAATATTCCAACTTGGATTCGTTTAGCCAGTAGTTACGGTAGTAAGATGGACAAATTATGTAAATGTAAGCAATGTAAAATAGCTTTAATGTGCATAGACGATATACTTAATGAGCGGCAATTTCAAACGGTAGAATGTAATGATAAAGTTAAAAGATATTACATAGAAGTGAGAGATAGAAAATAGAAATTCAAAACACACCTAATTGGGTGTGTTTTTCTATACCCAAAAACAGGAGGTGAAATTCATGGCAAGACCGAGAAAGATTACGAAAGAGACAGTCCAAAAACTCGAAGAGGGATTTTTAATGGGGTTAAGTGACCGAGAGGCTTGTATTTATGCGGATATAGCGGTAAGCACGTTATACGATTACTGCAAGAAACACAAGGAGTTTTCGGAGCGAAAAGAGCTACTAAAAGACAATATCAAAATGAAGTCGAAATTAAACGTTGCACACGGGATAAAAAAAGGTGATATTAATTTGTCGTTATGGTATCTTGAACGCAAATGCAAAGATGAATTTTCACCGAAACAGGAAATAACGCACAGTGGCACAATGGACATAAACAATCCTATGGCAAATCTTACGACTGACGAATTAAGGAAGTTGATAGGTGATGGATAAAAACTTAATAATGCTTGAGGCGAAGAAAGAACTTGCACGACGCGAGTTCTTTTATTTTTGCCATTTAACCGCACCGTTATTCTACAAGCCGGAGCGAGAATTTCTTGTCAGACTATGCAATGAAATGCAATCGTTTTACGAAAGTGACGAAAACGCATTGATTATCAATTTACCGCCGCGTCACGGCAAGAGCCGTACTGCGTCAATGTTTGTCGAATGGGTGCTCGGCAGAAATCAAAGCGAAAAAATAATGACCGGCTCATACAATGAAACATTATCAACCACCTTTTCAAAAGCGGTGCGTAATGCGATACAGGAGGAAAAAGCCGATACGGAAAAGATTATTTACAGTGACATATTTCCGAATGTGAAAATAAAGCAAGGCGACGGAGCGATGAACTTATGGAGCCTTGAGGGCGGTTACAACAACTATCTTGCCACATCGCCGTCCGGTACTGCGACAGGTTTCGGAGCGAGTTTACTTATAATCGACGACCTTATCAAAAATGCCGAGGAGGCATACAACGAAACAGTCAAAGAAAAGCATTGGGAATGGTTTACGAACACAATGCTTTCACGACTTGAAGAAAAAGGCAAGATAATCATTATAATGACACGGTGGGCTTCGGGCGACCTTGCGGGACGTGCGATTGAGTATTTCAGCGACAACAACATATCTCACAGAGTAATCACGATGAAAGCCGTTTGTGATGACGGCAATATGCTATGTGATGAAATCTTGTCACGGAGCAGTTACGACTTAAAGATTAAGGCAATGGGTGCGGACATAGCAAGTGCGAATTATCAGCAAGAGCCGATTGATTTGCAAGGCAAACTCTACACAACGCTTAAAACATACGACAGCTTACCGCCGATTACGCAAATACAATCATATTGCGATACCGCCGATACAGGTGCGGACTATCTCTGCAACATAATATACGGTATATACGGCAAAGAAGTATACGTCATAGACGTGTATTATACCGACGAGCCTATGGAGGTTACAGAGGGTGAAACGGCACGTAGATTATACGAGAACAACGTCAACCTTGCAAAGATTGAAAGCAATAACGGCGGACGTTCGTTCGCAAGACGTGTGCGTGAAATCCTTGCCGAAAAATACGGCAGTAATTTTACAACGGTGAAATGGTTTCACCAAAGCAATAACAAAGAGGCACGAATATTATCCAACAGCACTTGGGTAATGGAGCATATATATTTTCCTTGCGACTGGCACATACGTTTTCCCGAATACTATAAGGCGATGACGACATATCAGCGTGAGGGCAAGAACAAGCACGACGACGCACCCGACGCAACAACAGGTATTGCAGAGATGATGAACAGGAAAAAAGGCGGACTGTCAATTTTAAAGTAGGTGATAAAATTGGATTTGGAAACAGTAAAGAAACTGATAAAGAAATATATACCCGGACACGAAAATTTTATATCAAGAGTGCAGACGGCGGAACGATATTATCTGAACGATAATGACATTCTGCATATGACGCACAGTGACGGCGAAAAACCTTTGAGGAATGCGGACAACAGAATACCATCTAATTTTCACGGATTGCTTGTAGACCAAAAAGCGGCGTATATGTTTACATCACCGCCGTTATTTGATGTCGGGAATAAATCGGCGAATGAGAAAATAAGCAATATACTCGGCAGTCGATACACGAAAATATGTTCAAGACTTGCGATAAATGCGTCAAATGCGGGTTTGGGTTGGATTCACTACTGGGATAATGACGGATTTAAGTACGACGTTATAGACAGCAAGCAAGTTATACCGATATGGAGCGATACTTTGGAACACGAACTTACGGCGTGTTTCAGAACATATCAAGAGCTTGACGATAACGGTGACACTTACCACGTTTATGAGTATTGGACTGATAAGGAATGCAGTGTATTCCGTAAGAAGATTGGCGACGGTCTTGAACGGCTTGAAATGTATAATATGTTCAACGTGTACGACGTTGAAACAAACGGAACTATATGTAACGTGTACAGTCATAATTTCGGACGTGTACCGTTTATTCCGTTTTTCAATAACGGCTTTCATCGTGATGACCTTACACCGATAAAAGGACTTATTGATACATATGACAAAACGTACAGCGGTTTTATAAACGACCTCGAAGATATACAGGAGATTATATTCGTACTAAGCGGATATGAGGGCGAGAGCCTTTCAGAGTTTTTGACACAGCTCAAGAAGTACAAGACTATTAAGCTTGATTCGGAGGACGGAGCAAGCGGAGGACTTTCGACTTTGACGATTGATATTCCGGTTGAGGCAAGAGAGAAAATGCTCCAAATGACACGCAAGAGTATTTTTGAACAGGGCAAAGGTATTGATCCCGATCCGCAGAACTTCGGTAATTCATCGGGTACGGCATTGAAATATTTGTATTCACTGCTTGAACTCAAAGCCGGTATGGCAGAAATGGAGTTTAGGAGTGGGTTTGAAGAACTCATCAAAGCGATATGCGATTACAGCGGTATCGCTTGTGAAAATGTCACGCAGACGTGGACAAGGACAAGCGTTTCAAACGACACCGAACTTGCGGATATAGCACAAAAAAGCGTTGGTGTTATATCTCAACGCACGATTATTGAACGTCATCCGTTTGTCGAGGACGCAGATAAGGAAATGGAGAGAATTGCGGAAGAAAAGGACGACAGTGACGATATAATGGGTGGACATAATGAACGAGTATTGGAAGAAGAGGAACAGTGAGCTTTTAAAAATCCACGCACAGAAAGCCGATGATATAGAACGCGAACTCATAAAAGAGTATGAAAGGTCCTTAAACGGCATAAAAAAAGAGATTGAAACGTTTTACGCAAGGTATGCGGGTGAAAACGGTATCAGTATGGCAGAGGCACGAAAACAGCTAAGTCGTGACGAACTTAAAGGGTTTAAGCTGTCGCTTGAAGAATTTCGCGAAAAGGCACTTGATAACGCAGACGGCAAGTGGACGACAATGCTTGATAATGAGTATATGCGTTCAAGGGTAAGCCGTTTGGAGGCACTCAAATATCAAATGCGTGGAGAAGTCGAACTCTTGAAACAAAAGCAAGAGGATAAATTTTCAACATCACTTAAAAAGGCATACAGTGATACATATTATACAACAAATAAACATATTGCCGATTCGGTTGATTATGCTGTTAATTTTGCAAAGTTCGACCGTGACACGGTAAAGAATGCGATATATGAAAAGTGGCTTGACGGAAGTAACTTCTCTGACCGAATATGGAATGATAAGCAGAAACTTTTGAGAGAACTTAATACAAATCTTGTACATGGCATAACGAGGGGCGACAGTCCCGATAAAATGATTAAAAATATTTCTGCAAGAATGAATGTTTCAAAAAGCCGTTCCGCCGCACTGTATCAGACGGAATATACGCATATTATGGTTGACGCAAGATTGCGTTCGATAATGGACGCAGGGTGTGACGAATACGAGATTGACGAGAATATGGACAGTGATATTTGCGATGAGTGTGCAAGTATGCACGGAAAGCATTTTAAACTGTCCGAATATCAGCAAGGCATAACCGCACCGCCGTTTCATACCCGTTGTCGTGGTACAATAACGGGATATTTTGTGGAAGAAGAGGAAACACTTGAAAATGTTGAAGATACTGATACTATGTCTTTGTCGAAAGTATTTGATGAAGATGGTGTTAGATGTAAATGCAATCCTGTAAAAAATCATAACGGTATTTATACGCAAACAAACTCGAAGAACGCACAGAATACAATAAAGTTTGTAATAGATACTAAGAATAGTATCGATTTATTGGGTGATGTTTCAGAAATCGTAATAGCAAAATCAATAAAAGGTATAGCCGCATACAGTCACAAAAACAATCGCTTATATATCAATGAGAAATTGACAGATGAAAGCTTTTTGAATGAAATGCTAAAAGACGGGTATTTTGTCGCGGAGAACAAGCTTGATGTATTGTGGCATGAAATGTTCCATAAGAAACATTGGGATTTTGTGTTGACAAACGGTGGAGAAAGTAATAAAATGAACATAGAATCAGAGTTGCGGAAATACGTAAAGGAACAACAAAGACTTGATTATTCTTATGTGTCAAATACTGTTAGTCGAAATGCAAAAGATGGATTGAAAAGAGAGGGCAACAGACAATTAAATGAATTAATTGCGGAAGTGCTGTTACAAGAGAAAAAGGGAATTGTAAAAGATAAGCGGTTATTGGAATTGGTAAAGAGGTGTGTAAAATGATGAGGCTTATAACAGAATATGATTTGAAGATGAGTAAAGAGTTGGACAAATGGGAAGAGTATCCCGACGGAGAATGCCACTTACGAGAAGATGCACCTGAAGAAGTAAAAAAGTATTACGAGAAGTTACGAAAAGAATATAGTATGTTTGATTAAAGCAAAAAACACTAATGAGTATGTTTTTATTACAACAAAGGGAGTATAGGCAATGGATAATTTTAAAGTTATTTATAAAATACTTAAAGTCCTTGAAAGTGCAATGGATTGTGATGAAGTTGATAGGTCTTTGCTAAAGGCAGAAAATTTCAAGATAACAGAAAATCGATTTGAGAATATTATCAGAATGCTTGCCAAAGAAGAATATATAACCGGAGTAATCATAGTTGATATGATAGGAATACAGGGAATCAAATTCGATGATGTCCGAATAACATTAAAAGGACTTGAATATCTTAGCGAAAATTCTTTGATGAAAAAAGCGGCAAATTTAGCTAAAAGCATTAAAGAAACAATTCCCGGTATATAAATTAAATATACATTAAGCACGTCTTAGGGCGTGCTTTTTTGATACGAAAAAGGAGAGTGGAACAAGTGAATATACGAGGTTTACCGCCTTAGCACCTATGAAACGGTGCTTTTTTTATACTCTTTTTTCAAGTGTTGCAGAGAATAAAGAACAATGCTTTTTTACAGGAACGCACCTGAATAAAAAATTATGGAGGAGAAATAAGAATGGAATGGTTAAAGGCAATATTGGAAAAGGCGAAGATTGAGGACGGCAAGTTGGATATTGACGGAGTGATGTCGACTGTAAACTCTGAATTTCCGAAGTATGCAGTACCGAAAAATGTTTTCAATGACAAAGTTACGGAGCTTAAAACGGCGAATAAAACCATTGAGGACCTTAAACAATCAAATGCCGACAACGCGGAATTGCAGAACAAAATCAAAGAGTATGAAAGCGAGATTGAAACGCTTAAAACAGATGCGTTGAACACCGCAAAGACATACGCATTAAAGGAACAGCTTTCAAAAGCCGGTGTAACCGATGCCGACTATCTTATTTACAAGCAAGGCGGAATTGACAAGTTTACATTCGACAAAGACGGCAAGCCTGTCGGTGTGGACGATATTCTTAAACCGCTTAGGGAGGATAAGACGTACTCACACCTTTTTGCCGAAAAAGGAGGAGCATATACACCAAAAGGCGGAAGCGGAAGTTCAGACGTAAATCCTTGGGCAAAGGAAACATTCAATCTTACCAAACAGGGAGAAATTTATAAAAACGACCCTGCTAAAGCAAAAGTATTAATGCAAGAGGCAGGAATGACAGGAGGAATTTAATATGGGAACAACTTTATCAGATATTATCGTACCGGAACTGTTTAATCCGTACGTTATTCAAAAGACACTTGAAAAATCGGCACTTGTACAAAGCGGTATAGTGCAGAATGACGCAGAATTTGACAAGCTTGCGTCACAGGCAAGTCCGCTTGTAAATATGCCGTTTTTCTCTGACCTAACAGGTGAATCGGAAACGGTTATCGAGGGCGATGACCTTACCGCCGATAAAATCAGCAGTAAGAAAGACGTTGCGGTAATTTTAAGACGTGCAAAAATGTGGAGTGCAACAGACCTTTCCGCCGCAATGTCGGGTGCTGACCCTATGGCGGCGATTGCAAGTCTTGTATCTGACTTTTGGGTGAGAGATTTACAAAAGGAACTTATCGCAGTGCTTAAAGGTATCTTCGGCACAATTCCGGCAGTCTCCGACGGTTCGCCTAAAGAGGCTGAAACAAGACTTGCGTCAAACATTCTTGATATGTCAAGCGCAAGCGGTAACGGTGCAAAATGGAGCGGAAGTGCTTTTATTGACGCACAACAGCTTTTAGGCGACAACAAAGCGGAACTTACCGCCGTTGTTATGCACAGTGCAGTTGAGGCGGCACTCAGAAAGCAAGACCTTATTGACGTAATTCAGCCGTCGGGGGCAAATCCGTTCAGTACATATATGGGTAAGAGAGTTATTATTGACGACGGCTGTCCTGTAACAGGTTCTGGTTCGAGTCAAGTATTTTCAACATATCTTTTCGGCAACGGTGCGATTGCTCTCGGCAACGGTACACCGGAAAAGTTTGTTGCGACCGAAACAGACAGAGATAAGAAAAAGGGCAGCGGTGTTGACTATCTTATCAATCGTAAGACGTATATTCTTCACCCACGCGGTATTAAGTTTACGGACGCCGATGTCGCAAATACGGAAGGTCCTACGCGTACGGAACTTGCCAACGCAAAAAACTGGACACCCGTATATGACCCTAAGCAGATTAGAATTGTCGAAATGCGTCACAAGATTTGATGAGGTGACTTATGGACGAGTATATAACTGTTTTTACGGATATGTACGGCATAAGCGAAGATGACAGAGGAAAAGCCGAAAGGTGTATTGAAAGCACAATCGAATATATCAAGAATTATTGCCACATTGACAGTATTCCCGATGATTTAAAGCATACCGTTATACTTATGGCGGCGGACTTGTTCCGCTATGATGTATCGGCATCGTCGGGACAATATGACAATGTAACGTCAATCAAAGAGGGCGATGTTACCGTATCGTACGGCAGTAATTCAAGCAGTATGTCGAGCGTGTTTAAAGACTACAAAGCAAGGCTTGCACGTTTCAGAAAGTTGGTGTGGTGATGAATATGGTAAGAGCGGCGATTGAAAGACTGTATAAAGGTTTATGTTCTGTCAAAGTGAAAGTTTCAAGCGTGAATGAGGAAACAGGAGAAACTGTATTTACCGAAAAGGCTGTTTTAACGGAACAGCCTTGCCGACTTTCATTTCAAAGCCGAAATTCGGCGGCAAAGGACGATGGATACAGCACCATATCGCAATCGGTTGTGCTTTTTATTGCGCCGGAGGTTGAAATACCGTCGGGCAGTAAAATAACCGTTACACAAAACGGAAAAACAACTGACTATTGCCGTAGCGGTGAAAGTGCGGTTTATACATCACACCAAGAAATTGCACTGGAATTATTCGAGGATTATGCGTAATGAATGAGATTGATTTTTCACAGCTTGAGAAATTACAAAAGCAAATGGAAAGTGCGGATTACACCAAAGCTTGTGTATCCGCTATGAATGAGATTTCTCAAAGAGCACTTAAATATATAAGTAACGTAACAAAGCCAGGGCATTACAAAAACGGTAAAGTGGGCGGTACACTGAAAAAGAGTTGGCAAACAGAAGAAACGACAGTAAGCGGAAGTACGGTAAAAGGCGGAATATATACCGCACTTGAATATGCTCCTTATGTAGAGTTCGGACACCGTACAAGGCTCGGAAAGGGTACGTCCCCGAAGTACAAGCCTAAGAAAAACGGCAAAGCGTGGGTTGAGGGTAAAAAGTATCTTAACACCGTAGTACCGAAAGTCGATAAGGTAGCACCGAAAATACTTATGCAGAAAATGGAGGAAGTATTGAAATGACATCAAAAATAAAAAATGCAGTGACGAAAGCTATTCATAACCTGTTTGGCGATGATTATGCGGTATATACGGCATACACCGAACAAGGATTTTCAGAGCCTTGCTTTATCGTTGAAATGTTTCCGCTTAACGTACAGTCGACAAATTCATTTTTGGACGATGAAACGCAGACGGTACGAATAAGATATGTTCCGAAAGATATAAGTCAAGATGAATTTATTTATGTGGCTGAAAAATTAAGAGGTTTGTTTTTATACAATCCGCTTGTATTGTCCGACGGTATGCGTATACGAAGTTTTAGTATAGATTTTTCTTTGGAGAACTACACACTTGTGGCGGAGCTTGTATACAATTACACCGTTAAGGTGAGAAACGACAGTACATACGATAATGCAGAAGATTTGATATTAGGAGGAGATTTATAATGGGTTTACCTGAAATAAATATAGTGTTTCAGTCCAAAGCTGAAACGGCAATTAAACGAAGTGCAAACGGCATTGTTGCACTGATTTTGCGTGACGCAACCAAAGGTGATATTACATCATATTCGTATACAAATGAGAGTGAAGTTGTAAAATCTCATTGGACAACCGCAAATTATGATTACATAAGCAAGACGTTCCTCGGCGGACCGCAAAGGGTTATTGTCGAGAGAATAGGTGCGGAAGATACCTATGACGACGCACTTGCACGATTAAAAAATAAAAAGTGGAATTACCTTGCAATACCGTCGCTTGCCGATAACGAAAAAGATATTGCGGATTGGATTATTGCACAGAGAAATGCGAAAAAGACATTTAAAGCCGTACTTCCGTATGCGGCGAATAATGAGGGTATTATAAACTTCGCAACCAATGATATAAAAGTCGGTACAAAGGTTTATACCACTGCCGAATACTGTTGCCGTATTGCAGGACTTTTGGCAGGATTGCCTATGACAGAGGGTGCGACGTATCAAACTCTTGCGGAGGTTGAAAGCATAACGGAAAGTACAACTCCGGATGATGATATTGACGGCGGTAAGTTTATACTTATCAATGACGGCGAAAAGGTTAAAGTCGGCAGAGGTGTCAATTCGCTTGTAACATTGTCGGGCGATAAGACGGAGGATATGAAGAAAATCAAGATTATAGACAGTCTTGACCTCATAAGAGATGATATAAAAGCATCGTTTGAGGAAAATTATATTAATGTTGTAAACAGTCACGAAAATAAAATGTTGTTTATCGGTGCGGTTAATCAGTATTTTAAGTCGTTGCAGTCACAGGGCGTATTGTATGACGGTGCCGATTGCAGAGCTTATATTGACGTTCAGTCGCAACGTGAATGGCTTGCTCAAAAATATGACGTGTCGGATTGGACAGACAGTGAGGTCGAAGTGGCAAATACGGGAAGTATCATATTTGCGGGTGCGGATATTACAATACAGGATTGTATTGAGGACTTGAGTTTTAAAATAGGATTGGAGTGATAGATAATGGCTGAAAGTGTTAAACCGAGAGGCAATCAACTTTGTTCCGGTACATTCGGTAAACTTTGGATTGACGGAAGTCTTGCCTATGAAGTGTATAAGTTTGAGGCAAAGGAAAAGACAAATCGTGAGAGTGTAAGTTTTGCCGGCGATACAACGAACGATTCAAAGCTTATGGGCGTTGACTATGAATTTTCATATACCGTACGAAAAGTATATTCAAGGGGTAAAGAAATAGCTGACGGACATAAAAAAGGTAAAGATACAAGACATACGTTGGTGGCAAGACTTGAAGATCCTGATAACGGCGGTTATGAAACAATTCAACTTGATAATTGTTGGTATAATGATGTGTCACTTATGAATTTTGAAAACGGTAAGATAGTTGAAGAAGAATTCAGCGGCGGTTTCACCGACCACGACCTTACAACTACAATGAATGCGTAATAACGGAGGTAAAAGATTATGGATAAGAATACAAAAATTACTCTTGCGGAACTTATTAAGCGTAAGGAGCAAGTGCTTGAGGCAAAGAAAAACGTAAAAAGAGCGAGAGTTTATGTAAAAAGCCTTGGTGGCGAGATTGTTATAAAAGCACCGACAAAGTCGCTTGCAACAGAATCGGCGGAAATGGAAAAGGACGGTGACGCTCACCTTGTTTATGAGTGTGTTGCCGAACCGGATTTACATTCAAAAGAACTTCAGGAGGCATACGGCTGTACATATCCCGAAGAAATCGTAGAAAAGATTTTTGACGACGGCGAAATCTCACCGATTGCAATGGAGTGTATGAAACTTGCGGGATATATCGACAGTGTAAAACTTGTTGAAGAAGTAAAAAACTGATAGAGGCAGATGATGAACTCTATATGATACATCATTATCTGCAAAGAGGAATATTGCCCGAAAAGGTGCTTGCAAGACCGGAAATTGAAAAAATATTTTTCCTTGCAAGTGCCAAAAAGGCAAATGATGATGAATACGCAAGGTGGAAAGCGTTGGAAGGTGAATAATTTTGCGGAGCAAAATTATAGCGAGCAAATGCCGTGCATTTGTGATAGCGTAGGGGGGTGAATAGTTTTGCAGAATAAAAGTTCGATAGTTCTGAATATGAACCTTAATGCGAGTGGATTTGCCCGAGGGATAAAAAGTGTAATCGGCAGTGTCAAAAATATGAATGAGTCGATGAAAGACGCAACGAACAGCGCCTCAAAGATGTCTTCTGTAATGAAAGGTATAGGGAGCAGTGCCATAAAAGTCGGAAAAGGTTTAGCGGTGGCAGGAGCGGCCGCGGCGACTGCCGTAACGGCTTTGGTTTCAAAGTCTGTCGGTGCATTTGCTGATTATGAACAACTTACGGGCGGTGTAGAAACGTTGTTCGGAGCAGGCGGAAGAAGTGTTGAGGAATATGCACAGAGTGTCGGTAAAAGTGTTTCTGATATTCAAGGGAAATACGACAGTTTGATGAGTGCGCAAAATGTTGTATTAGAAAATGCAAATAAGGCATATATGACTGCCGGAATGTCGGCGAATGAATATATGGATACTGTTACGGGATTTTCAGCGTCATTAATATCAAGCTTAGGCGGAGATACAAACAAGGCGGCGGATTACGCAAATTCGGCATTGGTTGATATGTCCGATAATGCAAATAAAATGGGTACGGATATGGAGTCCATAAAAAATGCGTATCAGGGATTTGCAAAACAGAATTATACTATGCTTGACAACTTGAAGTTAGGTTACGGCGGTACACAAGAGGAAATGAAACGACTTCTCAGTGACGCAGAAAAGCTTACGGGACAGAGGTACAACATTTCATCATTTGCCGATATTACACAGGCTATTCACGCAATTCAAACTCAAATGGATATTACCGGCACAACCGCAAAAGAGGCAAGCACGACAATAAGCGGATCGTGGGGGTCACTGAAAGCTGCATTTCAAAACGTGTTGGTGGGACTGACAACAGGCGAAGATATGTTTGACCAAAGTTTAGACGCATTGATTAATACAGCCGTAACATTCGGACAGAATATTATACCCGCCATTAAAGGTGCTTTGAGTGGTGTCGGCTATTTAATTGAGGGTTTGGCACCGGTAATCGGCGAAACAATTCCACCGTTAATTAATGACCTCGCTCCTACATTGGCAAACAGTGCCGTATCGCTTATATCGTCTTTGGTAAATGGTCTGACACAGAACGCAACGCAATTTTCAGAGTGCTTGAGCAATATGATTATTGTAGCGGTCGCCGGTATTTCAACCGTAGTGCCACAGTTATTAGATGCGGCGTCAAAAATAGTCAGCAATTTAATGCAAGGATTAACTAATTCTATGCCTCAAATTGTGAACGGAGCAGTAACTTTGATAGAGGGGTTGGTTGACGGATTAGTGGATAATGTTCCTTTATTGGTTATGGGAGCCGTTCAGCTTGTTGCGTCATTAGCTAACGGTTTGATAGCAAATTTACCGAGAATAATAGATGCAGGTGTAAATCTGATAACAGGAATTGTTAGCGCGTCATATTCGATGATGCCCCAAATTATACAAAACGGAATGCAGTTGGTCGTAAACTTAGCAGTCGGACTTGTACGGGCAATTCCGCAGTTGATAGCGGCTTTACCGCGAATAACGGGTGCAATCGTAAAAGAATTTAAGTCTGTTAATTGGTTTGATTTGGGTTTGCAGTTGATAAAGTCAATTTGGGGAGGC